CCCTCTGCCCTAGCCACCCTTGACACATAGCGTTGGCTAGCCTAGTGTTCTGTTCACGGGGGCGACCCCACCGCATCCTTCGACCATGAACCCGCTCTGTACGGTTCTCCCTGACGCTGCTCCCTTCGGCTGGGCTGAGCGCTACCTCTTCAACAGCGCCATCCTCTCTGAGTGGTGTCACGAGCACGACCTCGATGACCTGCACGCCACTTTCCTAGCCGCAGGTATCCCCTACACCGTTCAATATGTCCCACCCGCTGTCCGCGCTGATGACAGCGACTGGTACGACGAACCCCGCTCCATCGAGTCCCGCAACTCCTTCTCTTTCCTCTGATGGCTAGCGCTAACGAGCCTCAGCTTGCTTTCCTCCTTGAACAGGCCATCACCAACGACATCCACGAAGAAGACGCCTCCGAGTTCCTCGAAGACCACGGCATCCCCTTCTTCACCCACAACCGTCAAACCCTCATCACCCTCGCCTACCGCAACGGCTGGAGACCCCAATGACTTCACCATCCCTTCCTCCATTCATCACACGCGCCACACGCCGCAGCTACTCACGCACCACACCTCTCCAAACAGTGCCCTCACGTCCGCACCGCAAGCCCTCCAAACCACAATCCTTCCTTGAGCGTCATGGCGATCTCATCACTTTCCTCTGGACCTGTGCTCTCATCGCAGCCCTCGTCTACACCGCCTTCTCTTGATGCCCTCCTAGAAGAACTCACCTCCATAGCTGCTAGTGAGAAAGCACTCCAAGCACGACGCCAAGAGCTCCTTGACACACTGGATCAACTGGTGGAATCAGGTGAAGCAGACGATCACCTCACGTGGAACGACTGCAAAATCACTCGCCGTTCTCGTAACTCCTACACCTACCCACAACACATCCTCGAACAACGCGAACAGCTCAAAGCATCCGAACGACTATCGGTCGCCTTGGGCGAGGCCACGCTAACCGCAAAGCATTACTGGGTTGTCTCTGGTGCATGACCATGACACCACACGATCACCAGCCCTGTTGGCTTATCTCCATCACTGGCACCTACCTCACGCCACACGGCACCTTCTCCGACAACCCTTCTGATGCCCTCATCGCTGAACGCTGGTTCCTACAGCAACAGCAATCACGCATCCCACTTGCCACACTGATCATCAGAGCTCTCACTCACACTCATGGAACGTCGAAAAGGCGTTGAAATTTATCTCTCCGATGCTGAACGCCACGCCCTAGACCGTCAAGCGGCCTCTCTTAAAATCACTCGCGGCCAACTAATCCGTGAACGTGCAGTCGGCACCGTCGCTTCACCACCAGTTGACCTCAACACCTACCAACGCGCCATCGACAACGCTGCTCGCACCGTCTCCGGCATCCCACGCTGTCAACTCGAAGCCGTCGTTGCCGCAGTCATCACCACAGTTGCCGCAGCCTGATGCCATCACCTTTGATGTCATCGGCATGGAAGCCGCCACGCAAGGCTCTAAACGTGCCATGCCAAACGGCATCATGCTTGAAACCAATCAACGCCTACGCCCCTGGCGCTCGCACATCACTGACGCCGCACTCGCTACTAAGTACCCCCTCACTACTGCACCAGTCTCAATCTCAATCACATTTCGCTTCCTTCGTCCCAAAGGACACTTCAACAAATCTGGCCTATCACCTAAAGCACCACTCCACCTAACCTCCAAACAGAAAGGCGACATCGACAAACTCTCCCGTGCAGTCCTTGATGCACTCACTGGCACTCTTCTTCACGACGATTCGCAGGTGGTTCAACTTTCAGCCCACAAGCGCTACACCACCCAAGATGAACGCCCCGGTGCTCTCATCACCATCATCCCACTCGCGGCAACCTAGCCTAGCCAATCTTGGCACCATGGAACCGTGGTCCGTCGTCGCTGAATACCCATACACAGGCGAACCATTCGGTCTCGTCTTCAATGACGACTCCACACTCACTGAAGCTGAATACATCGCTCGCCAACTCCTCTCTACCTACCGCCTAACAGGCCTCTACCTCCCAACCTCCTCTCAAGACAACACTGAAGGCAACTACGTCTTCATCTTTATCGTCTCCCCTGAAACCCTCCCACGTATGGGCACCATCTGGGCATACGACGCTCAAGACGCTGAACTCCGCCTTGAAGTCCTCGCTGCCGATGGCACCCTCTTCATGCCCACCTCCGGCTAAACTCCGGTTATGGCAAATATCTCAGACCTAAAGTTCGACCATAAGAATGCACGTAAGCGCACTGATAGTTCTGCACGCCTAATACAAGAGTCTCTGCAGCGCTACGGTGCCGCACGCTCCATCGTTATCGACGAAGACAACCGCATCCTCGCTGGCAACGGCACCATTGAAGGTGCCAAAGCGCTAGGGCTAACGAAGCTCAAGGTGGTCGAAGCCGCCGGTGATGAGATCATTGCCGTCCGCCGCTCCGGCCTCTCCGAAGACGACAAGGTTGGCCTAGCCCTGGCCGACAACCGCGCCGCTGAACTCTCGGACTGGGATGCCGAGATGCTGCAGCAGCTCAGTGAAGAGCACGACATTGCCCCGTGGTTTGACCAGGAAGACCTAGATGCTCTGCTGCAGGAAGCCGAGCAGCTAGAGCCCGTCGAAGGCAACACCGACCCTGACGAGGTGCCTGAGGCACCTGAAGACCCAATCACCAAGCCCGGCGACCTTTGGATCCTCGGCAATCACCGTCTGCTCTGCGGTGACAGCACCAACATCCAGGACGTTGAACGCCTCATGGATGGGCAGAAGGCGGACATGGTATTCACTGATCCGCCATACGGTGTCAACTATGAAGGCGGCTTGCAGGACACTGGCGATGGCTTGAAGTCGGCGCAGCGGCAAAAGCTGATGAACGATGACATAGATCTCTATTACGACGCTGTTGTTATCGCCAATCAGTTTTCATCTGGGCCTGTCTTCATGTTCCATGCAGACACCGTTCCCTTTGGCCTTTACAAAGGCGTTGAAACCGTTGGCGGTGAAATCGTTGCGCTCCTCATCTGGCGCAAACCTGGAGGCTATGGAGCACTGGGGGCTTCATATAAGCCAAATCACGAACCTTGCCTCCTGTGGAAGCCCAAAGGCGCAAAGCTCAATTACGTTGGCCCCACTACCGAAACACGAATCTGGGAGATCGACAAAGAAAAGCAAAACAAGCTCCACCCAACACAGAAGCCAGTCGCAGTGCCTGAAAGGGCAATCGCAAACCACAAGGCGCAAGTGGTGCTTGACCTTTTCGGTGGTAGTGGGTCCACACTCATCGCCTGCGAGCGTCAGCACCGCCACGCACGCCTCATGGAACTTGACCCCGCCTACTGCGACGTGATCGTCAAGCGCTGGGAAGACTTCACCGGCAACACCGCCATCTGCCAGCCCTCTGAAACTCACTTCACCACGGAGTCGCAGGAGGCCTTCTAAATGGCAGCCAAAGGCACCACTAAAGCTGAAACTGAACTCCGCGCTCAACGCTTTGCGCGGATCATCGCTACCGGTGGCCGTAGGTCGGATTGCATCCGCTATGCCAAGGAAAACTGGGGGGTCACAGAAGACACCTGTGACAAATACCTGCGCATGGCGCGGGACCAGATGAAGGCTGACTGGGACATCGAACGCCCCCAGATGATTGCTGACCTGCTCTCTCAGTGCTCCACCCTTCAGCTTGAAGCACGCCGCGCAGGGCAGTACCACATCGCCCTGGGTGCGATCAACACCGCTGCCAAGCTGGCGCAGCTCTGCTCGTGAGCATCCTTGCTGCCGTCAGTGGTGGATCAGTCCTAGAGCCGCCGCAACCGCTGAAGCTTGACCTCGACTTCACGCCGCTCAAGGAATCGCTCTATACCTCTCTCACCGACGCGCAGCGCCAGGTCTACGACGCCTCCACACGTTTCACCTACCTCTGCTCCGGTCGTCGCTTCGGTAAAACCTACCTCTCCCTCACACGCCTCATCACCTGGGGCTTGGACCGCCCCGGCGGCCTCTTCTACTACGTGGCACCCACGTACCGCATGGCTAAGCAGATCGCTTGGGTGCAGCTCAAGCAGATGGTGCCCCCAGAGATCTTCTCTCACAAAAACGAGACGGAACTATCCGTCCACCTCGCCAACGGCAGCACGATCTTCCTCAAGGGTGCAGAAGACCCCGACCGCCTCCGTGGGGTATCCCTCTCCGGCTGTGTCGTCGATGAAGCCGCCTACGTGCGGGAAGACGCTTGGACAATGGTGCTACGCCCTGCGCTCTCCGATCAGCAAGGCCCAGCCTGGTTTACCACTACACCAGCGGGCCTGAACTGGTTTGCGGAAGCCTGGGATGCCGCTGACGAAGACCCTGATGCTTCCACCTTCACCTTCAACACCCTGCAAGGTGGTCAGGTCAGTGCCGATGAAATCGAGGCGGCACGTCGCACCCTTGACCCGCGCACCTTCTCTCAGGAATACGAGGCTTCTTTCGTCAACCTCGTTGGCCGCGTGGTGCCTGACTTCAGCGATGAGAACATCCGCGACGACCTAGCCGACCTTGGTGGTGAGCTGATTGTTTGCGCGGACTTCAACGTATCCCCCATGCACTGGATCATCGGCCAGAAGGTTGGCGATCAGCTGCACTGCTTCGATGAGATCCACATCCGCGAGACCCATACAGATGAGGCTGCATCCGAACTGCTGCGCCGGTACCCAGACCGCACGATTCGCGTCTACCCCGACCCCACTGGCCATGCCCGCAAGACTTCGGCAGGCGGCAAAACCGACCATGGGATTCTCCGCAGCCGTGGCCTCTGGGTATCGGAGAACAAGCGCCCGTACATGCAAGACGACAAGCGCAATGCCATCAACGCCATGGTCTGCGATGC